AGCGGGGACTTCAGCGGGGACTTCAGCGGGGACTTCAGCGGGGACTTCAGCGGGGACTTCAGCGGGGACTTCAGCGGGGACTTCAGCGGGGACTTCAGCTGGGACTTCAGCGGGGACTTCATCTATCAAAGGGGGATTCTCTTCTTTACTGGTATCAATAGTTTCGCTAACGATTTTACCCTCCTTTTTAAGACCTTCGATATTGGCAAGAAACCGAGTAGAAATCTGAGATTTTCCATCGTTAATAATGACATCTAACAATCTCCCAAAATAATTAAGATTGTTGTTGAGACAAGATACAAGTGCTTCGTCGTAATTCCCATCAGAAATATATTTTTCAACTTGGTTCATTTAAATATATTTCTTATGTATTTAGACTTCTATTCATATATGCAGTCTTAGGCGTTGTTTTTAAAACCGTTTTTACAGCCTCTTGATGCTAAACAACGCACTGATTTGTACAAGAGGATTAGCTGCGTCAGGTGAATATGTGTCTGAGAGAACCGTTTGGAACAATTCACCATTTGGTAAATAAACCCCAAATTTTAGATTATCGTTTGGTTTGAATTTAACAGTTTGTACCATACCATCCCCATCTATTTTTATAAAAGGTGACAGTTCAGGATTGGCAATATCATCTACAGCAGCTCTAAACAACATTCTGTTTGCGTTCGGATTGTTAGAATATATTATACCATTAGTTCCCGCACTGGCTCCAGACAAATTTTGAAACTCTACGTAAACGTAAGGATAAAAAGCAATCCTTCCCCCTGATACTAGAATTGTATTTGGTAAAATTAAATTAATCAACTCAATTTCGTAACACACCATTTGTTGCTGTGAAACAAGACTTCCGGTATAATTAAAAGGAACAAAATTATCTCTTGTACACTGTAAAATTTCATATGTATCTCCAGCAGCCAACGGTACTGTAAGAAGTGGATTGCATGATAAAGTTAGTGTAATTTCTTGTGATAAATCATCATATGCGTATCCAGTTATACGACAAATTCTGTTTATGTTGGCACCACTGGTTATGCGAATAAAACACCCAGTATAAAAATCATTATCTATAGCATTTGGACCAATAACAGCAGTATTTAAACTTCCTCCAACTAGGGTGCCTATTTGTATTGGCATACTTTTACGCAAAACTAAAATATCGGTATCAACCCAACCACTCGCATCACTATCTAAACCTGCCAGTCTAGTAGTTCCATCAAAACTAACAATAGTTCTAAATTCATTCTGTGTTTGGTTATATATTATACAGCCAACATATGCGTGATCTGCAGATACACTTGCAGGAATCCATACAACGGGAATAGAAAAATTTGTTGATTGTACAATATCAAAAGGACCTACAGGAACTGCGCTAAATGGAACATCAACCGTAACTAAAAAACATTCATCTGTTCCATTATCACTTATAAATTCCCACGTAGATATACAACGAATTTCCCCAAGTCCTGTATCTTCTATTTTTACACCATTATAATATCCATTTACTTTAGCTTCGGGAACCAATGTTCCTGAAGGCCAACAAACCATAAATTGATCTGCTGTTGCTGGAGGGATAGGTGGCAGTACTCCACCAGCAACAGCAATATCATTGGGAATCCAGACTTCCATAGGTGTTGCATCTGAAACCGGATCGATAGCACGAAATCGATTTCTACTACCAAATTGAGAAATTAAAACATCGAAACTAGCTGGATGTGGAAAACGTTCTCTATTTCTGTAAGTACTGTCAATTTCTATATATCGTGTATTTGACATTTATATTATGAAAATATTTTGTTTAAGTAATATAAATGTCTTGTAATACATACGCTCTATTAGGAGCTCCATGTTGCCCTTTAACAATTGCATGCACGTCAAATCAAAAATTTATTCCTTTATGTTCTAAAGTATACCGTAAAAACTATAGTTATATGTTACAATACCCAGGAGATCGTGCACGCGGACGTATATTCGTACATCCATCCGATCCTGGACACTATCACCCGGAAGTTATTAAAGCGTACTATGGTAAAATATATGATCATGATTCCAGAAGACTCCAACCACACAGTGGCCATAATGTTGTTGATGTATTTACGACTCATGACCATGGTCATGACCACGCCCCTGGGCATGACCACGCCCCTGATTTTACCCAAGGGGAATCTACGACATCATGTAAAAATTGTTGAAGTCTTAATTTAATCTTTATCCCCATCCTTATCCCCATCCTTATCCCCATCCTTATCCCCATCCTTATACAAATTTTTTCTCAAATGCTCTAATAATTTACCCAGATTATTCCTTCCAGTATTTTCTTTTTTTCCCCAAAATGGATCGGACGAAAGAACAATGATAGGGCGCAATCCTGTTTCCGTTAAATTATTTCTAAGTTCTTCGTGTTGGCTAAATTTATGCTTCAATACTTGGTACATAAAGGGTTTTCTAAGTTCATCCCAAGAGTTTGTTGTAAATTTAGAAACAAGCCCATCAGGGTCTTTTTTAATCAGACCCTCAAAATATTTGTAAGCATCTCTAGCAGTTGGAAACACACCTACACCTGGTATTTCGACTTCTATTTTAGCGTCATTGCCAAATCTGGCAGAAAAATATTTATTATGATTTTGATAGATGTACAACGGGTCGAAAAATCTTGTTACAAAATGTTTCTGAGATCTAGTTTGCGGAGACCCCATTTTTCTCCATTTTTCCCTCATTTCTTTTCGTCTGCCATGGTACTTTGTAGTCTTGGCAATTGCATCAGATGGTGAAATATTATACATGTAACATAATATACACGCCACTACAATGCCAGATCGGCCATGTCCTCCTTTGCAATGGAGATATAATTTTTCTCCTGCAGAAAGATTCTTAATTATATCTACTAGTCTAATGATAAATTGTGCAAAGCTTTTCCAGTTTGTTGGAATACGACGATCATGGATCGGGTAGTGAATATAGGTATAATTGGTCTCATATGGGGTTGTGTGTTTTTCTCCGTTACGCACAAGGTTTACAAAATATCTTACACCCAGCTTCTCAAATTCTTCAACATATTCTTGCGTAGGATAACTACCGAATAATGCCTTATTTTTAATAAACTCGCTTGATCGGTTCATTTATTAAAAGATAAAATATAACTTTAATATTCAATTATTTTAAATCTTATGAGAGAGATTGTTAAAACCCCAAGTTTTAACAATTTTTAATTAAAGATCTAAGAATTAATTCCTACTATAAAATGGACTCAAAATCCGAAGAACGGAATAAATTCGAAGAATACATTTCCAACATGATCAGCAACCTTGACGAAGAACTGGACCCAAAATTCGTCCAAGACTTCATGTTCTCCCTAGATTCGAAGGAAAAATTCTGTATACCCGCAGAAAAACTACTCGAATGGAAGGTATATAAGTATAAACGTGATGTAAAGAGAAAATTACTCCAACTCGAATATGAAGAGGGAAAAAACTTTTACGCAACGAAGCGTAAAACTAAAGGTCGTCCTTCTGAATCTATAAGGATTTTATATATAAATTTAAAAGGATCTATACCTAATATAAATATGTCTATGCAAATTTTCGTGAAAACTTTAACAGGAAAGACCATCACGCTTGAGGTAGACCCGGCTGATTCTGTTGAAACTGTTAAACAGAAGATTCAAGACGCGGAAGGTATCCCAGTAGATCAACAACGCCTTATTTTTGCGGGTAAACAGCTTGAAAACGAGCGCACTTTGGCCGATTACAATATCCAAAAAGAAAGCACTCTTCATCTTGTTCTTAGGCTGTGAATGAGCTAGATTTAAATTTTATAGAAATTTTCTATAAAATAACTTGACCCATAATAAACGGGTTGTCGTAATTGTAATAAAAAATCTAGATGTAGGTATGGTTATAACAATGGTAATGGTAGTTTTCCATGGTGGACAATCGCAGTAATCGTTGGGGTGTTATTATTGGGCGGTGGTTTCTTATACCTCAGGAAAATGACAGGGCATCATGATCCTCTCGAAACATCTATATCCCCTCCTTCAAGTCCAAGTAGATTAGTTTGGGAGGTACAAGAGGGTCTTGCACCTGATTATTAAGTTCTATTATTCATTTCAATAATAGAACTGAGGACAACGGTAATAATCACTTTACGGGACACATCCCTCCGATGCACTCACTGTCTCCAATAAACTTCTCGTCTTCAGGTGTAAAGCATACACCTTCAACAGAAGTAATTGGCCGAGAATTAGCAACCATCTTATCATATTCTTCTTTGGTAATCTTCTCTAGAGGAGCCTGTTGAAACCCGTGTTCGCTATGTAGGAGAAAACTGACAGATTTGATTCCGTTGTTATAGTTTTCTGCTAACCAGGCCTTAATTTCATCTAACTCTTCTCTCTTATAATATACTGTACATGAGACACTATTGTCACTCCATTCTGTTTGTAATCTTCGTACATATTCAAGTTGTTGAATAGCGGTACATTTGTCGGCGAAAACAGTTCCTTCTGGAAGTGAGTACGGAAAAGAGATTACTTGTGTAGTTGGATCAACAGTTTGATCAAAGTTCCTTACGTATTCAACGTGGTAACCGTGCTTTTGCGCCAAAGCGATTAGTGGAGATTCTGAAGCAATTCTAATACGACGGATATAGTACTGAGAGTATCCAGGATGAACTCCAGAAGTACACCCGCCCAAAAGAGACAGAGTACCGCTGGGTTTACAGGTCGTGAGCTTAATACTGAGAGGAAATCCGTGCTGTAGTGAATACTTCTCATCAAATGATCGAAGATATTCATAGCATGGAGACAACCAAGACTTTTGATCTTCAGTTGCCTGAAGATATCCAGTGACTCCAATTCCCATTCGCATATTCTTGTGCACAATACGTTCTGTCTCTTTGCTGTCTGGACATCCTAAGGTTAGTGAATGTTTGCAAATTCTGTAGAGATAAGTTGCACATTTATTGAGTTCGTCTTGAGAATGAATGTTTGGTAGATAAATCTCAGCCAAGCAGCAGGTTTCATGGCTTGAAAGTGATTGTTCGGCACATGGATTATATCCTTCTACATCTGGATCCGGATATTGAGTTTCTCCTAAGCGACCACAAGATCTTGATAATCGAAGATTAATTAATCCGTAAGGTTCTCCATTTCCCAAGTAACCGTGCCAAAACTCATCATTGTCTAAAACTTCCTTAATATCATTGCAAACTACAGAGTTGTTGCTGTAACATCTCCAATTAGGAATTCCACCCAAATCCCAGCGTTTTGCTCGGAGATACTCAGTGTCTTTGCAGTCTCCTAATGCCAATTGGGCACTTCTTCTCACATTACCAGATACCACAATCTGTCCTATAATATTCATAATGTCCAAAGCATCAACTGGTCTAATCTTCATTCCAGCTCTTTTATTCAAAACATTGCTGATCTTTCTTACACCGTCGCACAGAACCTCTGGTCCAGAAGCAAGACCTCCAAATCCTTTGATAGGCGCACCCTTGCTTCTTAACAATAGACAAGAATAGGTGAATGATTGTCCGGAGTAAAAATGGGCTTTCAACACACGACCCAAGAGTTTTACCCATCCTTCTCGAGAATCTGGGACAATGTAGTCAGCATCTTTTGTTTCTTTGCGGGTAATCAATGCGTGTTTTACAGGCGGAATTTTCTCAACATTTTCTGGGGTAATACTGTATCCGCATCCTGCACCCAGCATGAGAAAATTCATGACCCATGTGAAAGGAGCGACAGGTTCATCAACAGTGACAAACGCACAGTTTTGTAATGACATCAGGCCAGTTTTTTCTACAGTCTTGGTACCGAGTTGCCATAAAAATCTTCCAGCGACGGAGCATTTCAGATTATATAAGATAGAAAACAATTCTGCCAATTCGTCTTCTGTAAACCCCACATTCAGTTGGTTATTCGTTGCTAAAACTACCCTATTAAGACATTCGGTCCATGATTCCACAGTACTATCCGGATCCTCGTCGTTATGACGACGAGCGTAAGTTCTGAGGTATGTAAATAAACCGACGGTATTAAACGGGGCAGGCCCCATGGGAGCAAAAGGAGTATTCAGATTATTTTTGTTATGCGAGACAGTCGTTTGGATAGACATTTGTTTTTATATTAGAATCCAATTTTCTAAATCAATTTTAAATTTGTGAAATAGTGTGATTAGACGGTAGATGTTTACCATTGCCGAAATCTATTTTAAAATTTTATCTTTTCAAATATAAAATGAGCAATTATAGATGTATATCAAATTTTGGTGCATCGGCATCCAATGATCCAAGCAACAACCCGTTATCATACTGTCTCCTCCAAACCATGGATAGTGAATTTTTACACGGTGGTACGGCTGACTCAATTAGTGGAAAATATAGTAGAAATTGTCAAGCATTCATGTCTCAATATTGTGCCAATAAATGGGATGATGTATGCGAATTCGCCAGTTCTGATACTTCCCATATCTATCCAAATAATCTTCAAAAATGTGGGTCAGGAAGCTCCGTTGGTTGTCAGGGACTTACAGCAGGAGAAGTATTAGTTGCAAACACAGCAGCCCGTAAGTATCTTGTTAGTATGGGAGGTTCGTGTTGTTTAAAATACGAACCTTTTGACCCCACTGTGGCATCTTCCCCATTAATTAGTTTCTGGGAAGGAGGTTGTAATACTCAAGGAAATGGGGGTTGTGTAGCAGAGTATGCAGTTGACCCTACAACAATAGATAATGATCCTGTCATGCAAAAGATTTTAGCTAAACCAATTATTGCATGGACAATTTTAGTCAATATCTATAATACTGCTAGGCGCAAAAATAAATTAGAAGAGTTGAGGGGTACCAATATTTACAATTTCTTTACATCCCAACCTTTTCAAAATTACTTGAAACAGATGGCAAAAATTCCTGGAATTATATGCACCAAAGGTTGCTGTTCTGGTGCTAGATCACTGGGTAACATAACAAGTATGCCATGCGGGTAATAATTAACTATAACCTAACTATAACCTAACTATAACCTAACTATAACCTAACTTATATCATTGTCAAAACTCCACCACTTCTCAGTTTCTGCAGAATTCGTCATATTGAAAATAAACATATTACAGACTATAAATATATGCTTATTTTCATAATACTTCGTTAGTTATAATTTAACGCGACGGTGAACCTCACCCCCCGAAATTAAATCTTGGATGACATTTTACTTGTGTAAAATACAAATAAAGTGATACTATAATTAATACAGCTCCTCCAGATATGACTGCGATCGAATGATTATTAATATCTTTATCCTTACATTTGTTCTTATTCAAATTCATTGTAGATATCCCCAACGATACAATAGTAACTCCCAAAAAAAATATAAATACACTGCCTAAAATTGTATGACTAAGCATTTTATTAATACAAACATAAAAACTTTACCATAATTATTGCAACCACGAATACAATAATAAAAAATACAAATGTCCTAATAATAGACGATAATGTTATCGCATGTCTCACATCACCTCCAACAAATCTTAGAGCAGTTTCGACTGCTGCTTCCATTGTAGTCGGCTTAAATATTCGATAGTTCAGGGGTCCTACTATGGCTAAATCATTCCTCTTCCCATGAGAATTGATAGGTCCCTGAACAGTCCTGCATGCTGATGATATATCAAAATTCCATCCGTTATCTAGAGACCACTCGACATCTGTTCCTAATGTCGCATATTTATATTCCGGCAGCGGATTGATCAGCACTAGCTGCCTCCAGACCTCTTGTTTAACTTCTTCGGGATTACATTCACGGACTGTCTTTTTCAATGATGTGCTATACGAATCTAAATTTATAACAGAGCATGATATGACAAAAAATTCAGAAATTTCTCCAGGAATTTTAATACATATTATACCCCATTCAGTTCCAAATCCTGATTTCACTGAACCTTTGAGTTTTACTTCGCTATTTTTGCTGAAATGATACTGAACTCCAATAGATATATAAATTCCTCTGGAAATGTGTTGATATAGTTTATTCCAAGTTCCCCAATTATTTTTAATACTGTCATCAGAGACAGATAAAACTTTTAATAAAGACAATGGATCTAACGCAAGTATCATCTTTCCACCCTCGATTTTTATATGTTCTGGAGTTGTTTTGGACTGAACGTATACAGATATCGTATTTTGATCAATTTTCAGCATTTTTAATGAAGTGTTGAACCTAAATTTGACACCCTGTTTTTTTAACTTATCTACCCATTGTTGAGCAAATCCTTTCCTATCATCACTAGCTTTTTTCATTTCCATTGTACTATAAAACACAGTCTGATCAAAAGAACCGAATAATTCTGCGACTGTCATTATATCTGGCGATACTCCATCCAGTAAATAGCATACTTTCACTATCGCATTCCATCCATTTACCGACAGATTATTATAAAATTGTTGTTTTACAGTCAGCTTTTCATAATAATGTTTTCTAAATGTATACGATAAAAATGTTGATACCAATTTTAATTTATCCGAGGATGATGTATTATTCAGTATTAATGAAATCCAGGCCGCATTATAACCCTTCGTAAATTCTCTATAATTAATTCCCATTTCTTCCCATAATGCAATCGTATTGATATACGCCGTCGTCAAAATCTGAGGGCTATGTTGCGTAAATAAATCATTTTCTGTCCATCTTGTTGCCCATGTACCTCCTGCAGAATTATATTTTTCGATAACAGTGACCCTATTACCTTTTTTAGATAACAACCAAGCCAGTGAAAGGCCTGTTGGGCCTGCGCCAAATATATAAATAGTTCCATTCATTTATATATATCAATATTTAATCAATGTACCGTTATCGTTCTTGATCAACGATATTTTCAATTCCGTTGTGAACTTGGACACAAAATCTGTTTTGTCTTTCGTTTTGCTTGTTCACACTTAATATCAATATACCATCAGTATATTTAACCGTCACATTCTCTTGACTGGTAACACTCATCGGTAGCACGAGATTTCTTCGAAAAGTGCCGTATCTGATCTCTTTTTTCCAGGGTTGACCTGTCCATTGTTTTAATTTATTACCAGAAACAGTTAGCTTATTATTAAAAAATTCAACATTGATACTTTTCTCATCAACTCCTGGAAGCTCCATATAAACAGTCAATAGATTCTTAGAATCGACAATATCGATATTCGGTTGCCAACTCCCTCCTTGAGGAACATTAGGAGTATTATTTAATATATTTTGAACGGCAGTTCTCATATTTGCGTCTGGATGCATGTTGGATAGGGTAGTTATCAATAAATCTTGTAACGACATTTATTAATTTATCCACCCTCTTAAATAGATTTAAAATCCTTGACGTAATCTTGTTAATAGATCTCCACCCCCAGTCGGTAATCGAGATCCTACTGGAGTTGGAGACGATTTCGAAGTCCGAAAATGCATTGAAGGAGGTCTATAGGATCTAGAATCGACCGGACTATATGATCCCCGGACGCTAGATTTAGTTTTGTATCCATACTTAATCCTGGATTCTGATCGTGCACGATCAGACCCACGATCAGACCCACGATCAGACCCACGATCAGACCCACGATCAGACCCACGATTAGACCCACGATCAGACCCAAATCGTAGATGTGTTCCGAAAGTCGGGAATGTAAGAGGTCCCTTCTCATCGTTGCCTGAGCCATCATCTGCATCTTTTTGTTTGTAGAGTTTCCATAGAATAAATAATCCTCCAACAACAACAGCAACAATCAACCCGATTTTAACCCAGTTAATAGATTCCTTAGGAGGATTGGCTGGTTTTCTTCGTAACTGACCTTTTGAGGGTTTGTTGTTTAGGGGAGGGTTAAGTTTATTTTCTGGAGTTTTAGGTAAAACTTTCTTAGTTAATTCAACATCTACAGAACACGGTGACTGTGATTTAAGTATCAAGAAATAATTCTGATAAACATTTTTATCCGCTACTATATTTCCAGATATAGTGCCAACTACCTCCTTATACTGAAGATTTGGTGTATTGTCCAGTGTTGTTTGATCAACAACCAATAGGTTAAAAGGCGTTGAATCTTTACATGTTACCTTAAATGTAAGGTCAAAGTTAGTACTATCACCATTCAAATCTATTAATTGCTTGATTTTACTGAGTTGATAAGTTTGTTTTGTTTGTGCCATCTTTTATACAATCAACTCCAATCCTTTTAAACAAATAATAGCTGTTAAGGTCCCTTTATTTATTCAAGTATTCTTTACAAGAAACCATCCATCAACTCTAATATTCTCAATTTCACCCAGATATTCAGAAGTTCTTATTTCTCCCAGCGTAAGGGAAACTGTTTAAGTACTATTTTACCAGTTTTGGTATCTTGTTCCATTTATATTGTTAATTATGTTCTTTAATAGATTCGGATATGTATGAGCAACATACATATCTTTTATTGATTTATAACGACCCAATCCCTATCATTATTTCCATCAGTCTGAATACCTATGCTTCTTGTCTCAACTTTTTTCGTAATAAATTCATTACTATGCTCAATCAGTTTTTCCATTGAAAAACCTTTATCAGAGTGAAAAGAACTTTTCTCCTTAAACAACACCGGTACATGAAGAGCAGAATAAAACTCTTGTTTATTCTCAAATAATTTTCCAGGCTCAGTGTTAGTTCCAATACTTCGAGTATCCATGTGTAATATACAACCCTGAGGTCTGGTTTTTAGAAGCGGAAAAAACTTTTTCCGAGGTATTGCTGGTTGTTGAATAAAACTCCCGCAAGCAAGTGCCCTCCATAAAGGTAAACCAACCCCCAATTCTGTCATGTAATTAAATTTATAACTTTGAGTTTCTTCATTTTGATCTATCACACTCATTTATATGTGGCCAACTTCTTTTTAATATCTCGCACTTTTATATCAGACCTCGCTAAATTTCGAGCAAGAGCAAAGAAAAAATCACTTAACCTGTTCATATACCTCAAAATATTATTATCAACTTTGACAACTGAAATACTATTATTTTTATTATCATACCCTTCTCCAATATGTTCCAATTTCCATAAACTTCTCTCAACCCTTCTAGCAAGAGAACGACATACATGACATTGTGCATCATTACTTTGTGTACCATAAACTAGAAACTCTGTTAATCTATCATTTTTTGCTTCGCATTCGTCTATTAAACCCTCTAACTTTTTAACATCGTTTCCTGAAATTTTTGTAAGATTTTTCCTCTTTTTCTCATCAATAACAGCAATATTACTAGATATATCAAATAATTTAATCTGAATTTCTCTAAGATTAATTAAACACGCATCATATTTTCCTTCTTTTTCTTCATAACAATCCGAACGGTGTTGCAACATACATTTTGCTCTTTGGTGATCCCTTCTCGTTAGATCAATGTTTGCGTGCAGTACTCCAATATGACTAGATAATTCATCTATATCGCCAAGTACGTCAAAAAATATAGAACTCTTTGGACGTCTATTACCATCGTATAGAGAAGTCTCTCCATTATCCCCAGATTTTGTATATAGTTTTGGCATTTATATATAGATAACTTCTCCTTAATTTAGAATTAGTCCTCAGATAAATGGCGAGTTCGCCTTTCGATATTAACGAAAAATTTGCCATATTCACCAAGGATGTATATAAAAATAGGTATACGTGTAAACTCGGATTTAGTTCTAGAAAATATGCAGATCGGTATTCTTCTAGGTTTACTAAAAAGGGGTAACAAACTGTTTGATACCATATATGAATTGTACACCAAAATGGCTTTTACGGAAACAAATTCAGAGATATTTGACTCCCAACATAGTATTAGATTAATTTATTAATCCTGTTAGGATTAATAAGTAATTCGACTCATCCCACGTCGTCTATAATAATGGTCCAAAAATACCTATGACTACCCGTGCAATAACACTCAAAACATTTTCTATAACTTGGGTATTTACCAGTTACTTCACAACATAGACACATATATTATCTATAGCTATAGATAACACCATTCCCATATTTATTCATACACTAAACAATTTGAAAACATTATTCCGAAAATTAAACCAGGCCTTATTCAGATCAAAAATAACAAACCCATTCATAAATTGTCTTGAGTTCTCTCCAGAACTAACAAAAGTTAGTGGGATTGGTTCCCATCCATTAGGAATCCATTCCCACTGATATACCATATTTTTTGGTGCATCCTCAGGGAGATTTAGATGTTTAATCTCCCTGAGCCAATCACCATTATCATTCTTAAAAGAATGTAAAACCTTATGAGATTGCTCTCTGTATGATCGACGTATGTTGACCACCGATTTCTGTCGACCATCCGTGCTCCCAAAACCACCAGAACCTCGTTCTGTCTTTTCCAGACTATCGACAACAGCTAACTGTGAATATTCGGCTCTCCTCAATACCATCTGACACCTGGTAAACGGGACAGTGATATCGGGCATCTTTTGATCTACTTTAATCAAAGCGATCTTAAGTGTTCCCCTGTAAGGAGGATCGATTGTTCCGACAGAATTTGCAAGCATATATCCTGTTTTGCTTATGGAACTTCTCGGAACAATTTCGATATAATACCCTGGAGGAGGACACACCTTTACTCCAGTTTCAAATAATGTAATGCTGTCAGAGATTTTTCTATATACTCCAATTGCTGTCAAATCATAACCAATGTCGTCCGGATAAGCTTTAGTGGGTTTACAAGCCAGTTCATGAGTCAGAACGACTTTAATCAGGTTTAAATCATTTTTTAATTCCATTGTCTAATATATTTCCGGAATCGTAATTTTTAATTCAATTTAATTTAATTTTTACGATCAATTCCAGTTTTAAATATTAAATGTTTATAATAAAGGATGGGTATCAAAAAAGAGATTATATATCCAGTTTTCTTTGAATGCTGCCAATACGCCGATGATACGTTCTGGGTAAATCTATTCGAAGACCTCGCATACGGAAAGACTCCGTACGGAACGTATATCAGCAAAAACTTTTTATGTTGTAGATACAAAAATAAAGAGTTTAGCTACAAACTGGACCGTAAAGACCCTCTAAAACTTTATAATGACATATACAAACTCCTAACAGTAAAACTAGGTATTCTGTCAAAAAAAGAAAAAGTTAAAAAACGGGTTGCCTTCCACAAGACCGAGGCCAGGATTAAACATTTCCGTCAAAATTGGGCCAACATACGTAAAAAAAATATAAAAGACCTGCTCATAGAAAGGTATGTTGTTGATATGAAGAAAAAATACAACCTAACTATCAAACAGGCTAAGAATTTACTTTCCATTATTTTTATCGCACTTGTTTTTAAGGCCATTACATCTAAAGATATCGATTACTTTGATGGTAAAATTCAACATATTGAGGGAATTGAGTTCGTCAAAGAAAAAATCATAGTCACAAGAGATATTTACGATGCTGATACCGGATTCTCCCCAGAAATTGTTATTGATAAAAAAGTTATGGCTGACAATTGGGGAAAGTATCTCATATCTCTACGAAAGTTGAAGAAAAATTAATAAAAATATTACACTATAATAAATGCCAAAATCTATTACAAGAGAACAATGTGGTAAACATATAGAAAAGTTTATTGAAAAATATATAGGAAAACAAATGGATCAAGAAGAACTAGAACAAATGGATGATCTAAAATTATTTAAAAAAGTATTCAGAGAATATCTAAAAAAATATCCATCATGTAAAAAATATGTAGAAAAAGATATGAGAAAGAAATTCCCCGGACTTTTTCGTAAATCCCGTAGAAAGCCTAGCAAAAAATCTACAAAAAAGAAGTGTAAATACGGGGTACTAAAAAAACCCGTTAAACTTCCTAGTGGAAGAAAAAGATATTGTAAATTGGTTAGGAAGTCCCGTAGGAAGTCCCGTAGAAAGTCCCGTAGAAAGTCCCGTAGAAAGTCCCGTAGGAAGTCCCGTAGGAAGTCCCGTAGAAAGTCCCGTAGAAAGTCCCGTAGACCAAGCAGAAAACCTAGAAAATCTGTAAAAAAATGTAAATACGGGGTACTAAAAAAACCCGTTAAACTTCCTAGTGGAAGAATGAGATATTGTAAATTGGTTAGGAAGTCCCGTAGAAAGTCCCGTAGGAAGTCCCGTAGGAAGTCCCGTAGGAAGTCCCGTAGGAAGTCCCGTAGGAAGTCCCGTAGAAAGTCCCGTAGACCAAGTAGAAAACCTAGAAAATCTGCAAAAAAATGTAAATATGGGGTACTAAAAAAACCCGTTAAACTTCCTAGTGGAAGAATGAGATATTGTAAAACGAAGCGTGGACCTCCAAAACTAAAAAGACGATCTCGACGTAAGTTTTATACGGACGAATTTATACAATCTATCCCTATGCCTTCTTATAGCGGTTTAACAGCTTTATAATTTCTTTGTAAACAGTAAATATATTTGTAATTATAAAGCTGTTAAACCGCTATAAGCCGCTATAAGATGATTTACTATTTATACTATTAACTCTTTATTATATTGTTCAAAATATTCCTTATATTTGTAATACCAAATCTACCCATAGGCAATAATTTCCTAACTCTACTATCATTTTTTATGACACATTTCCATTCCTCAAATAAGAAAAACAACCATTCAGCAAATCTTGCTCATAATAATACACCAAAGTATCAATCATACTCTTCTTCAACTGCAGCTTCTTTTTATCCTTCTTTTTACCCTCTTCCATTGCTTTATCTAACATCCAAATTTATTAAAATCAATATTGCTTTATCTAACATCCAAATTTATTAAAATCAATATTGATTTAGTTAAACATTGATATTCATCCTTATTGCCCAAAATCGTCCATACCGGATTACATCAGCCGGATATACCTGGTAATCATCCCCAACAACATCATTCATCTCTTTTAATCTACCAAATGGTCCAGAGATATCTCCAAAAATTTCTCCTACTCTTTTAATATAAGAATCATCAAATTTCCCTTCAGCTATTCCTTCAGTTATTCCTTCAGTTATTATACAATTTTTCTGATATGCCACATAACCCAACACATAAGCTAGTGGATTTAAATATTTAGCATCAGTACCCACACCCTTTGTACTATCTGCTTCCCTACATAACATATTTCTATCGCTTTTACTCAACGAGATCGTGTCAAAATTATCATTCAACCCTAAAGATACTTTATTAACCTTAAGTTTAAAACGTTCCATTGGAGTCTTACGAGCCATCTCTCTCCGAAACTCATCTGACCCGACCTTATGAGCAGGCATTGCCCCACATTCTTCAGCATACTCTTTAGAAGATGCTGCTGCTACCTGCCTTTCAAATGTATCTTCGTATATAGGACCTGAATCGCCATCATCATCGTCATAACCAATACCCCATTCACCATCAGAATGATCGTCCTCGCGTATTTCGTACTTTTCGTTCCATGCTTCCATTTATACTAACAAAATTTATTTCCTAAACTAAAGAAAAAATACTAAAATAAATGAAAGTTAACTACTTAGCGATCTGCATATTGATTTTGATTCTTACAAAATTAAATACAACGGAAAAGATCTCCCCATTCTTGCCGGAGATATAGAAACTCGTAACAAGGATAATAATAAATCTATACGACCATTTTTACCTTCAAAACAGAATGCGAAAAACGATTTTCAAGGGTGAAATCATTGTATTCCATTCTCTCAATGTCATCTATATCATTTAATTCCTTCGATATTTGTAATCTTGGAAATCTAAAAGGAGACCTTTTTAATTGTCTCTGTACAACATCATAATGTGATTGATATATATGACAGTCCCCTAAAGACAATATAAATTTTCTAGCAACCAAACCTGTCACTTTTGATATCAGTGTATGAAATAACGCACTTGATGCTATGTTAAACGGTAAACCATGGAATAAATCAGAAGATCTATTATAACAAAACATATCCAGATATCCTTCTTGTACATAAAACTGAATCGTTATCGAATGACAAGGATACAATACTCCTTCATGTGCTTGTAGAGGGTTATAATCAGTTAAAAGTATTCGACGAGAATGAGGATCGTTCTTAATTTGATCAATTACTATACGTAACTGATCAAGCCCCGCCTCTCGAAAACAGGCTTTTTCTTCATCATAAGGAGCATTAAAATTTCTCCACTGGTACCCATACATCTGTCCCATAACTCCTTCTCTCCTACTACCCATCCCGAGAGAATCCAAAAATTCTCTACTTGTATTCCCCTTCCATATATTAATCTTCTTCTCCTCTAGTTTCTTAGTATCTGTATCACCCCTTATAAAAAATAATAACTCCTCCACTATTCCCCTAAAAAACATCTTCTTCGTAGTCAAAAGAGGAAAGCCTTTCCTCAAGTCAAACTCCAATGTTTTGCCAAACATAGACTTAGTCAAACCATTTCTCCCTTTCTTCTCCCATCCATTCTCGTATACATCTTTAAGAAGAGATAGATACTGTTTCTCTCCCGAGGACTCACGAACCAATACATAGTGCGTAAACTCATCATATTTTGTTCTTTCCTCAATCACCCAGTCTATGTAGTTTAATTTAACAAACGTATCACACCTATAATCTTTTTTCATTATCGAGAGGTGAATTCGCCTAATACGATGACTAAGTTCTGAAAACATTTTATTGTATAACTGAGCACCCCCGATTATAAAAATAGGACGGCGTTCTCTAGAAAGTTCAAAATCGAACACGTTATCGTCAATACGTCCAATACACCCCTGTATATGCTTCATCTCTGCATTCACTCTATCGCTAACTACAATCATTTTCCTTCCTCTTAGCGGAGGTAATGATTCAGCAGTTTTTCTCCCAACTACTAGTAACCCTCCCATAGTCTTCTGCCTGAATAATTTTAATTCTTCCCGACATCTCCACGGGAGTTTTCCATTCAAACCGATACCGCCATCTTTATTCATCGCAAGAATTACGTCACACATCATTTTGTTTATCTTGATAAACAAAACCTTAAATTCAATTTGTTTCAATTATAAGGCCGACATACCCGTTAAATGCTTCCCAAATTGGAGATGAGTAGGTGTCACTTTTACTTCCGGCTTCCCTTTAACTCTAAAATATGCTATAAATGTGATTATACTCAGAATGAGAAATAAAATAGCAAGCATTAACTTTAACTGTTCATCAGAAAATTTACCAGATCCCAAAGCTCCTACACCAGCACCAACAATGTAGAATCCCATAATCCAAAAAGATATACTAAAATCAATCTTTTTATTCTTCCAGTAATAGTAGATAGCCAAAATAGATACAGGTGGTAAAAACGCCAATAGCGTAGTACCAGATGCAGTCTGTTGATCAGGTACCATTTTAAACCAAACTAGAGCTGTTACAACCAAAAAAGCTGCCTGAATCCCAAAAAATCCACCTATCAATCCAGTACACAATCCTATTGCTATAGACAGAGCAATCATTTATATATACCTCATATATAAATGATTATTTATACACAATTTATATATCTTCAAAATCAAAACCCACATCATCATTTTCTTCTTCACCAACACAAGTACGCACCCCCATATCTCCAATTTCACTATCTTCTGGTAAAATACCTTCACGCTGCATAAATCGCACCTCTTCTGGGTCATACTTGTATATAATATCCCCAGACTTTTTATCAAAATCTCTCAAAGATATAATACAACAATCGCCAACCTTCACCTTCATTCGTCTATTTCGTACTCTGCACCGTCTTGATTTACCATCAAGACAATTCACTTCAAAAAAACGTGATCCCAAAGCTCTAATCAAAAACCCGAAAACCTGTCCATCCAAATCAATTTCCATCAATGCACGTTTTTCTGTAGGACCTTTTCTGTTCCTTCTATTCTTTTTCTTTTTGTTGTTTTTAGGCATCCTCTATTTTATAAATATATTCCTCTAAATTAGATTTAGAGGAATCCTAGCGTTTATAAAATGATTGATAACGTTTTAATCTTTCTATATTTTAGCCATTTAACTATTTTCTGGCTCTATGGGTTAATATGGACATTGGCAACTGATACCAAATTTCACCAAGAATCTCAACAAGTAGCTAAATATGCATTGAAAATTCAAATATGCATTTTACCATGGTGTGGATTATTATTTAAGCACTTCTATGACCCAGAATATAACGAATATATTCTTCAACTTCCAGATTTTTCTTTATTTGAAGTATTTCAATTTATAACTATGATACTATACCAAGATTTTATGTTCTACCATATACATAGATTATTTCACCTACCACAATTTTACAAATTCCACAAACTACATCACACATGGTCATGCCCTGTTCCTTGGGAATCTCTATATTCTTCTATTCCGGAAAATATATTATCCAATTTTTTACCTGTTTTTTCAGCACCAATAATAGTTAGACTCAAACTATTTTATTTACCGTTGTGGGTATTTTTATCAACATTCTCAAGTCTACTCGCTCATAGTAATTATGACTTTTTTCATCACACGCTTCACCATAGGTTACATAACGTTAACTACGGTACCGCTGGATTATTTGATATCATTTATAGAACTTATAAAGCTAAAGAATAAGCTAAAGAATAAGCTAAAGCCGTTTTATACCCATAAGAGCATCTAGATCATCATACAGATCATCTAATGTACCATTATTCCTTATCACTCCTGAATGGTTTCGAATTTTATCCATATCAACCTCAGACGCATGTAAATCAGCTTGCGATGCACCAACCACCAAGCCTGTTTTATCCAAACTTTCCCTTTCTATTTTATATACCCTTCCTCCATTTTTAAGAATCCAATCAACTTCATTCTGAAAACGTACATCAGACCACACAACTAAAAGATTTGGATTCTTCTCAATCTCCCTTTCATACCAAATATTTGCCCTAAAAACCCAAAAATTATTCCCTATATCAGGCAATAATAGCTTCGGAAATAATTTCCGAACAACATCGGTACCTACAACCTGACACACTTCTCTTGGAGAAACGCCCCAATTTTTATCAATCTTTTCCTTCTCTTCGGTATACAATTGATTATCAGTAAAACCGAATAATTCCTTTATACCACGCTTTAGTGGTCCAGCAAACGCCATCTTAGTATACCTATGTTGTCTAACTAGATAATCTGCAGCAGTGTCTTTACCTCGACCTCTTTTACCCATAAATCCAATCATTTATATATTATCATAATCGTTTAAATCAACTATGCGAAATTACAGGACTACTTCTCTGTCTACTTTGTTTAGAAAATAGATCACGTACAATAAAATAAAATTCTCTCACCTGGAACCTATCACTATCTAAATTATCAACATAATCCAAAAACACACATACTAACTTTCCTCCCCAGCCCCCAAAATTAGATATATCTTCACCAGCAAGCTGCTTATCATTACAGGCACTTATACAACACGTACTAACAAATAACTGCCTCATCTTATCCTCATCATTATACCTAAACAATTTCCCATCAGTAGATACCCACTCCAAATCTAACATCGTTCCGGAATGACACGTATCAACCAAACAAAAACTATGACAATTATATTCCATCTCCCCATAAAATGCATCTCGGATCTCATGATCCAGAACAACATCATCACCAACCCTAATATACTCATTTTTACCCATCAAATACCCATGTGCTGATATAACAAATAAAATATCATGAGTCGGAGACCACTTCTTAACAACCGATAATAGCTTGTTAACAAAAGTTTTCTTATCTTCTACATAAATACCCCCATTCAGATCTTTATTATCAGTTAGTATAACAATCGTGCTGTTATCACCCCATTTTTTCACTGATAATTTGCATAAATTGGCTGCATCACGATAAGAACTATTACCATTGGCATGTAATGCAACAATAAGTGTCAAAATTTTATCTCTTACAGGAAATAAATTCATATTTATTATATGATACATATAATAAATAACAAATTATGTCTATACTTCGCGCCATCTCAGATGACTGTTGGGATATAGTATGCGGTTTCCAGAAGACTCAACAACAAAAAATAAATGTTTATTCGATAAATCTAGTGAGATTTGCGAATGCTGTAATAATAATCCAAACATAAATGACTGTGGAGTAGTATATCCAGGCCGCGGATTTTACGATGCCTGCTCAGGTACGTTTGATGATGGAAGTGTCCCAGGAGATGATAACGGAAATAAGGGTGATAAGGGTAATAACGGAAATAACGGAAATAAGGGTGATAAGGGTACTCCATTTCTCGAAACGACAATAGGTAAAGTTACTCTTGGACTCGGTATAGCCTTTATTGTACTTTTATTCATAATTTTGGCACTACGAAATAGATAAAAATTTTTAATTTATGTAAAGAAATTAAAAATGGACACTAACTAGCTTTCTTTATTTTACTCATTCTGGGAATTATACTTGCTGTCTATTTAACATCAAAACACTCAAACAAGTGGGATACTTATCTAGACACCCACGTACCAGAAAAAGTATCAACCAATCAATTTGGTGCTATAAGAACCCTTAAGCACCCTTAAGCACCCTTAAGAACCCTTAAGAACCCTTATGATACACTATTCGATCTATCCCGATCATATTGTTCCTGATAATCAAGATCAAGATCTATCTCGGTAATACATAATTCAGAAAAATTTCTAGTCAAAACCTGTAACTCCAAAAATTCTTCATATGTTTTCGGAATTTTCCCAAAATTCGCAAGAAATGCATCATTATCACAATACTTCCTAAACTCTTCCCAAGTCATCGTAGTATACTTGACTAAACTCATATTCTTACAATTAAGACATGGTACTCCAAATGCATAACAATTAACACATTTATCCCCATCACAATAATAACATACTCGTCTCACCCCCCTATTAGCATCATTTTCCGAGATTTTAAATGAATCAATCGTCGTCATCTTTATTATACTACATTATCCCTTTAATTTCGAAAAACTAATCCACACCGAGACTCGGAGCCCAATCTTCTGCTTCGTAGATAGGCACCTTATCCAGTTAGACCATGCGAACAGATATATCTAATATATCTGTTCCTTTTATATCCCAACATTTTTTAAATCTTTTTATTCTTTTCATAAACTTGTTATTTCCGGCCTGTACAACCTATTCCCGCATATTGCACACTCTAATTTAGCAGTCTCAGCATATATAGCTAAAATACCAACATCACCCTCAAAATACGGTCTCTCATGATTCTTATGTTTCTCAAAACATTCCTCATGAGCTGCAGTCTTTAACGCACTAGGTAGCTGAGTCTCATGATCTACAAAATACCCAAACTGTTCATCATCAACATCTCGCAACAATACTATCTTATTACCCCTCAACTTATATTTATTTGTCAATAGTTTCCACCAGTATTTAGCAGACTCAGCGTTTCTATTATCAAGAGCATCATAAAGTCTTGTCTCATACTCCCACTGAGTTCTCGCCTGCGCTCGACCAAAGGGAGTTCTCGCCTGCGCTCGACCAAAGGGAGATTTAACTTCTTCTATATTAACATCCGAACTTTCTTTTTGGATTTCTTTTGCAGACATTTATTTATCCCCAAATATTCTAATTATAAATTAATTTTATCGAGTTTAAATTGGATTAACTTAAACTATAAATGCACAAAAAGTGCGACTATGATAAATATACCTACAATAATCATCGCCATAGCTAGAGAATTTGTAGCACGAGCAGATACACGATTAGACGACGTACGTAGTCTCCCTCTCCCGTGATTTCGCATACGCCTTCTTTCCTCTTCCTTCAGCTTCTCGATATGTTTTTCAACCCCATCATACTTACTAATCAATGAACACACTGCAAGAGGTAATGGTGTTACGTTATGTGTTCGTATAGCGATACGCTCCCTTTGAAGCCTGATTTCATCTGCAAATATAATTTCATCAATGTTAACAGAAGTTTCTAGTTTTCCCCAATCACCAATATTCTTTAGTTCAGACTTGTTGCCAGTCATCTCATAATTTTTTAACCATTTTCCAATTTTTTTCATTTTAATTAAGGTCAAAACATGAGAAATCTTAATTAAAATAAATTTAAAACATACCAGTAAACATCCTTCCCATCCCTTCCGGGTTTCTATATTTTTTACATATCTTAGCCGTATTTCTAGTCCAATCTGGAATCTCCATAATACGATTCTTCTTAAAAGAAATCACCGTACCATTAGGAAAAAAATGACGATGTTTTTCAACAGGCCACTTATAATTCCACCCATCATTACACTTATCACACAAAAATTTATCAGTATCCTTAAATTTATGCGTATTTATCCCCTTTATAACATCCCCACAATCAGAACACTTACAGAAACGTAACTGACCGTAATACGGATCATCTATCACTCCCACAAAATAATCACCATGAATCTTCCTAATTTCAACATACCTAGTTTCAGCATCGTCTCCATGATATATCAATACTCTAACAACATCATTCAGTTTCAAATCATCCCTCGCTCTCTTATCCAAAAAACCCCCTCCCCACGTAGTAACAAAAGGTGCATACTTACAATGATAAGTCCTCGCCTTCCTATTCCTACGCTTTTTTAACTTGTTCTTGTATTTACCCATATCTTACCACTTAATTTAAGACAATACTTTTAAATTAAAATGTCACATATTTTAATCTCAACTTATTTTACCACCATCTAATAAATATGCAAAACATCAAATGTGTCGTAGTCGGTGATGGTGCAGTAGGTAAAACTTGCCTACTAATTTCCTATACCACCAACGCATTCCCCGGAGAATACATACCTACTGTATTCGATAACTATTCTGCTAACCTTATGGTAGATGGAAAACCCTTCAACCTCGGACTATGGGACACTGCAGGTCAAGAAGATTATGATCGCCTTCGTCCTCTTTCTTACCCACAAACCGACGTATTTATTATATGCTTTTCCGTAATCTCAAAAAGCTCCTTTGATAATGTTAAACACAAATGGTGGCCAGAAATCCAACACCATGCTCCCGGTGTGCCAATAATACTAGTCGGTACCAAATCTGACTTACGCAATGACCCAGAAACACTGAGAGCATTAGAAACACAAGGTTTAGGTTTAATACCTATAAATGAATGTGAAGAATGTTGTACCTACATAAGAGCTAAAAAATATATCGAATGTAGTGCTCTCACTCAAGACGGTCTTAAAGATGTATTCGATACCGCAATACGGTTCTCAATAGAAGAAAATCCTGTAAAAAAGAATAAAAAATGCATATTATTGTAGATCTCCCTCTGGTCGAGCGCAAGCGAGATCTCCCTCTGGTCGACTCCCTC